TTGAGTTTATCAATTGTATTATTCATACCATTAAATAAAACAGAAATATCAGTTCCTGCAGGGAAACCCATTAGTTCAACTGATTTTTCTAGTTGTTTTTTCATTTCAAGTGCTTTTGGATCATCTGATAAAGATAATCGAGTATACATAACCCTTTGTTTTTCTAAAAGAGTTGAGAGCATCTCAATATGATCTATTTGATCTTCACGGTCCATATCACCAAAAGATAACATGGATCCATAAACATCTTGTTGTAGTTGATTAATTTCCTTTAATTCGTTCCGAATAATTTCAGACTCGAAGAATTCAGACATTAACCTTCTTCCACTGGGAGTTCTTCCCCACCACCATCAACTGGTGCATCTTCAGTAGTTTCTTCTTTACTATCTTCAATTTGCGAGAGTACGTCAATCGCACCTTGAAGTCTTAATACAGTTGCCTGACCAGTTGTAACTTGTTGTTGAACTGTAGTCAGTTGTTCCTGTAAGTTCTTAAGAACTTCAGCATTGTCAAGAGCCATTACTAATAACCTCCTTTAGAATTTTCTTGTAGTTGTATACATTGATATTTATGAAGGGAATATATTTTTTAATTTTGAGACTTACGGTTTCCCACACAGGGTCTGTAAGTTTCTTATCGAAATCTCTTACGAAAGAAAAAACTTTTTCCATAATCGTAAGTGTTTCTAGCGAAATCTCTCCACCCAGATATTTTTTTAGGATAACTGGATGTCCCTTCGAGCAATCGAATACTGTTTCTAATTCGTTCTCTGAGAGCAATTTCCCTGACTGTTCCTTGAATAAGTACGTCAAACTCTGTTTCCGTCTCATCCAGTCGGCGTAATTTCTTTCGCCAGAATTGATAATTTCTCCAATCCATAAGTTTTGTGGGTTGTCTGCAATTACGAAATTTGATAATAAAAAATCCAATACTTGTTGATCGGAATATTTTCTAGAGGTTTTTTCAAACCAATATTTGTCCTTTCGTTTATTAAAGGCCGTCATGGTTGCCCTTGACTTACCACCATATTTAAAAAAGTCAAATTTAGGATTAGTAAAATGACTTTTCATTGAAAGATAAGTTCTATACGTTTCAAATGGAGTCACTTTCATTTAGTTTTAAAACCCTGAACTTCATTATCGAAGAAACTAGAGATACAATACCTCCCATAACCATCATGATAATCAGAATTTTCAATCTTCACTTTTTTAACTCCATGTTCAACCCAACCTGGTAATATTATAATCGAATTATTCTCACATGTCAATTCATATTTGTATTTGGGAAAATATATTTCACCACCCTCAAATTTTTTAGGTTCTTTGTAGAAATAAGAAAATGCTAGAAATTGAAATGACTTATCAGTATGTGGTTCATAATATTCATCATTATGATAATATCTTATCTTCGTATAATCAACATTAGAAAAAACTGCTTGAGAACAACAATCATGTATTTTAGCAAATATATCTAAAGCACTTGAAGTAAATAATTTTCTATTTACAGTTAAAATATTAGATAATGGTCTGTATGTTTCTTTTTTATACACATCATCTAAACATAATGCATGAGAATTTGTCTTCCCTACAACTCCACCAAAATCTTTTGCTTCAAGCAATTTACCAGGTTTAGTATAAAAGGTAAGTTCCTCCCAGATTAACTCAAGTTCTTCATCATTATAAAAATTTTCTATAATCAAATGAGGAAATGGTTCTGAAAATACCGTTCCTTCAAGTTGTTCCATTATAGGGGTAATTTTGCCCTCGATGTTTTTTTCATAAAGTTAAGATTAATAGCATCATACTTCAATCTTTCTTTTAATGGTTTCGAAATTAATTTCGTTACTGATTCTACCTCAATACTATTAATTTCGCAATAGTAGCAAATAGCATCAATATAATTCATTTCTTCGTTTGCTACAATCTTTTCTATTTCCATAGAAAATTTAGAGGGAGTTAAAAACTTACTCTCGATTGCTTTTTCTAATTCTTTATTCGGTTCCATAGATCTCCAGTTTATCTCCAACAAATTTTCTAATATATTCTCCGAGGAGTTTGATATACTTTGCTTTGTCAGTTTCTTCATAGACGACACATTCTCCATTTTCACAAGCCATAATAATTACAAGTTTTGATATAGAAATACCCTTCATTTCATATAACATACATCCGTATGCCATTGCTTGAACAAAGTAATGTTCTATCCACTCCCGTGGTTTAGGTTTTTTAGATGTCTTAAAATCGATTATTGCTAATTCACCGTCATATTCGGCAATACAATCAACGGTTCCAGCAACTCCCAATTGCTTACTATATAGCGGTCCTTCTAAGGCGTATATATTATTTATTTTATTAAGTTTTCCTTTAGCAATCTTAAATAAAAACTCAGAGATTGGTGGAACTTCGGGAAGATCATCATTTTTTAGATAATATTCAGTAAGAGTGTGCATGTCAGTCCCACGGGTTGTAGCCGCTTTCGTGATCTTATCTGCTGTCTCATTACCAACCTTCTTTCGCCAATTAATAAAAATTTCTTTATTAAAATGACTTGTTATAGAAGTAATAGAAACTAACTTAATTAATTCTTTTTCATCAGGAATAGAATAATAACGAACACCATCTATAGTCTCTCTTTTGAGAGGTTCAAGATTCAAATCAACATGATCAAACATCACATACCAATATCATTTTTAGCAATAAGATATTCTTTGACTAATCCAGAACGAACTATATCATCAATATCAAATTCTATTATATCAAAAGATGGCATTTTACGCAAGATGTTCATAAAATCAACAATACCATTACGATCATTAGTCTTAATTAAATCTGACTGACTAGCATCTCCACAAAACATAATTCTAGTATTTTCACCGACTCTGGTAATAATACTATCTAATTCATGAAAATTAAGATTCTGAAACTCATCTACTATTATAATAGAATTATCTAATGTAGTACCTCTAAGGAATGATGTACTCCAAAACTTTATTGTATCCTGTGCCTTAAGATTACCATAAAGCATTTCAAAATCTGCTTCAGAATTCATCTGAAACATATACTTCACCATATTCTTATAAGGAATCTGGTAAATATCTGCCTTATCCTCATGATCACCAGGTAAGAAACCAATTTCTCTTGTAGAAACTAATGATCTTACAATATAAATTCTTTCATAAGGTTTATTTTCATCAAGGACTTCTTTTAATGCATTATAAAAAGTAATAAAAGTTTTACCCGTTCCTGCCACACCATAAGCAACTAAGTGTTTATCATTACCATAAGAATTAAACAATAATTTTTGATTATCTGTAAGAGGTACAACATCTACCAAATAATCAGAACTCAATGGTTTCTTTCTTTTCATTTGTTTAGTTGTCAATCCAACCCCAATCGGTTGATCGGCACTCTTTTTTCTTCTTGGCATTATAGTTTCTTTACGTATGATCCAGGAGCTTTTTGGGCTTTACCTAAAACATCATTCCATCCAGGTTTCGTCTTCCGTAATTTATCTTTCCATTCTCCTACTTCTCCCGATCCAGGACATGTAGAAGGATCACTCCAATCACGTTTCCAATCGGGATTATTATCACACCACTGAGACCACTCAGTAACACTCATTTTTACTTCTTTTTGTTCACCAGTCTCTTTATGAATAACAGGATAAGTTGCCATGATTATAAGTTCATATAAAATTATTTAGACCCATTCAAGGGCTTCTGATACTGCAGGAAACTGTTCAACAAATACTTTTCTACATGCATCTGCAATTTCCATGTGCTCCTTCTGAGTCCCATGTGCTGAACGTAAATTAATATAATGTATCCAAGAACGACATGAACCAGTCATGTATATTCTAGTAGGAGTACAGAGTGGTAATACCATTCTAGCACACTCTTTAGCAACACCATCCTCTAGCATCTGATTATAAAGTGCTAAAGAGGAACTGAATAGAGTTTCCATCTGTTTATTCAATGATTCTACCAATTTAGGATCTAAATCGTCAGTAGAATTTTGACGATTCTTTGTATCCTGTCTTCTAAGTTCTGGTAAATCAATCTCACCTAAAAGATTACTATCAGCATACCTTTGAGAGAACTCTTGGAATGTAAAACTTCTATGTCTTAGTATTTGAGCAGCAATAGCACGTGTAGTCTCTATTTCTAGGGACATAGAAGATTGCTCAAATACAGACCAATGATTATGCTTGATGCAATACTTTAAAAGTCCAGAATACTTCTCATTATCCTGATTAGCAGGATTAGAGACACGAGCAATATAACCCATTGTCTTTTCTGCATCAGGAGTGATACTTACAAGTTTTACAGTCATTATAGAATAAGTTTTTTCTTAGGTGGAATTGTAATAGGAGCATACATTTGATTATATTGCTCTATAATTTCATCTTGAGTATCACTAATATAAACAACATATTTTTTAGTGACCTCAATCTGCGTATTGTCACCTTTACTAATAGGAGACCAAGGAGCAAATGCTATACTTCCCTGTCCAGAAGGAACAGCAACTATAGGATTTACGATAGTAACAAAATCCTCAGTTTCTTTAACAAGGTCTGCTACTACGTCTTCACCAGACCACATACGAATCAATTTTACAGTCATTTTTTACCAAATCCTTGGGGTTTTTTTCTTTTAGAATTTATCATTTCTTGTTCTAAAACAGAAAGTTGCTCTTTCATAAATTTAAGTTCTTCAGAATTATACAAGTAATCTTGCGATAATGCTTCTTTTAAATTTTTAATTAATTGCTTAGATCTCATTTAATTAAGAGTTTTAATTATTTTACACAAAAAAAGAGGGTCTGTCAAGAGACCCTCTTTATTTAAGTTTTTCAACTTAACTGCAAGGAATTGCCTTGCTTCTAACTTTGATTCCACGATACATTAAATCATGGTTTCTAGTTTGAGTATGCTCGTTAATGAGCATTGCTCTGTACTCTTCAGTGTCGTACTCGACACCACGGTAAGTAACTTGTGCCATTGGCTTTACTCCAAAGTAGTAGGGTTTTTAATCCGTTCCTTTAGTCGGCTTTTGCGTCCCTTACGGGATGAACGATTCCGTTCCGAGTCGGCTTACTTGCGACCTCTAGTGAGGTTGAACGATGTGTTAATACTAACACAGATATATTATATAGTCAAGTAGTTTTGTATTTTTTGTTACAAAACCCTATGGGCAAAAAAATATCAGGGTTTTTTTCCCCGATATTTTGGAATTAAAAGTTGATTTTGGTTTAGAGCTTTCTTTTTTTCTTTGATTGTTTAGGTGACTGGTACCCCCAAAGGTTTGGTTTTATAGAACCTTTACCATAATCAATTTTCTTGAGACCAGATTTAAACTTGTCCCAATACATATCAAATAGTTTTATCTTAGTTCCTCTTGTCAGATCTAAACAAACCGTATCTTCATGTATATACTCTATAATATACGCATCACTAGGTGCTTTTGTAGTGGTCACATCTTCATATGAACCATTCTCTACAAGAATTTCAGAACCATATTCAGAATTGAGTCTTTCCTTCTCTTCTTTTGTCCATATATTTTCTTTTCTTTCAGGTTTTTTTTCCAATTTTTTTTCTGTTTCTACTGTCATCGATTATCACCCCATATAATATTAGGATATGCTTCCTGAACAACTTCTCTAGTAATCTTATACTTATCAGAAATTTTTTTATCTTTTGCAAGAACAACAATCTCTGCTTCTAATGGATGAAGACCTTGAAGAATGTTAATAAACATCGTTTCACGACGTATATTACTCATCGCATCATTACCACCTCTAACAAAATGATAAAAATTCTTAGACTCTCTGCGAATAGTAGTATGTCCTTGCTGATCACTCACACCTAGAGAGAAATTTCCCCTCTCATGCATCTGACGAACTTCTTCATTTAATTTTGTCGATAAAGTTCCACTATAAGTATTCTGCTCATCATATCCAACATAAGGAACTGGACCTTGTGGAATTATTGATTGTATAGATTCATCAAAATTCCATATAAGAATTCTTCTCAAATGTTGTTCATCATATCTTTTAAGAACTTCTATTTTCTTAGGTTTAGATCTTTGCTTAGATACTAAATCCAATACCTCAAATACAAAAGGTTGATTGGGTAAAGTTGGAAGAGATTTAACTGTAAAACTTTTTGTCTTACTAGTCTTCTTCATTGTCGTAGTTTTCGTCATAATTTTCAAATCTGAATGCAATTACCTCATCGGGAACTAAGTTTCCCATTTCATCAAACATTTCAGGGTGAGGTCTTGGTATCTCCTGATAGTTCATCATGTAATCTCTTGAAACCCAACCTGCTAATATTCCTACAAAGAAGAATAATAAAGATACAGGTAACAATAAAGTTAATAATATTTCAGTATCAATAGACATTTCCTTACCTCCTGGGAATTTAATTTGAAGAGTTTTAGTGTTTTTTTTCTTCCTCCCTCTTAGTATAAATTCAACACCACGATTAATACTAATATCATGATTGGTTTTATTTAGTTTAGAATTAGACAACTCCTTTTTCTTTGAGAAATTTAATCGTTTCAACACAACCTCCTAATTTCTTACCATCAACCACTACTTGTGGAAAAGTAGAACCTTCTCCAAACTCACCATAAAATGCATCTTTATCAAATTGCTCTCCTAAAGTATATACCACAAAGTTGATTCCTGTCAACTTAAGTACTTCCTTTACCTTTTCACAATATTGACAATCATCCTTAGAAAAAACTGTATAATTCATAACTGTTTGATAAGTCATAGTAATTTATAAAAGAAAAAAGGGGAGTCAAACTCCCCTTGTGTTCTCACCAACACACTTCCCCCACCACAAGGAAGTGACTTCAATCCCAAAGATACAAGGACGTTGAAGATGAGAATATTATAAAAGACATTTAGTTAAATGTCAAGCTTATAATGCATTTAATGCGTTCTGTGCTTCTGTATCTTTATCAGCAGCCGCAGTTTCTTTTGCAGTCTTGTCATCACCTTCTAATTGTAATGCTTCACCCCGAAGAGTTTCTGCCTCAAAGTAAGGTGTCTTGACTGTATTGTACTGAGTTTCGGTTAGTACCTGAACTGCTTTCTTAGAACCTTCAGTAATATCTGCTGCAGAAGTAGAATCAGGAATCTCTGATAGACACACATCAATTCCACCGCTATCCTTCATCCACATTTTTACACCAAGTCCAGCATATTCTGCTTCTGGATGTCTTTTTTCTACTACACTACCATCAGTGGTAATCCATGAACCATCCGATGCTTTTTTCCAATAATGTTTAATGTACTTTGCCATTTTAAGAATTTTTAGTTATTTATATTTAACATCACCATTTATGACCATCATATCCAAATGATAATTATTAAAGAACTCACTTGCTTCTTCAGGTGTTTCTACTATTGGTTCTCCATTTCCATTCAGACTGGTATTTAATAACACAGGAACACCAGTTAATTCATAGAATGCCTTGACTAATCTATAGTAGTTTGGATTAGTCCTCTCATTGATGGTCTGGAACCTCGCAGACCCATCTACATGAGTCACAGCAGGTATTTTATCTGATTGTTTTACAGGTGCCGTATAGAGCATATAAGGACTAGGTATGGGGAAATCAAACCAG